CAGTGAGCAACTGGAGGCTCAGCACCAGGTTAATCTGGCTAAGATACGCGCTCAGCAAACTGTAAGCCCCATGCAGGAAGCTCGGGGGCAGATTGACCCTGTCCAACAGCTGGCTAATCAGCACGCTCAGGAATTGGCTCTTATCCAGCAGTTCGAAACGCAGAAGGGGCAGATTACTCAGCGCGGACTTGAGCTGATGAATGCCGCTAACACACAGTACGAGCAGCAGCGGATCGCAGCTCAATGGGAAATCCTCAGCCAGCAGAGTCTCGGCTATAACATGCTGACGAGTGCGGTGGATGCCTTTAGCGGGAATGCCTCCAATGCAATCACCGGCCTGCTCACCGGCACAATGTCAGCACAGGAAGCGATGCGGTCGCTCGGAAATACCATCCTGAACAGCGTGATCAACAGCATTGTTCAGGTAGGTGTCGAAGCGCTGAAAAACTACATCCTCGGCCAAACTCTCGGCGCGGCTTCTGTTGCCTCTTCCGTTGGAATGGCGACAACAACGGCTTCAGCCTGGGCGCCAGCTGCTGCTCTGGCATCGCTCGCAACACTGGGAACAAACGCCGCACCGGCATCTGCAGGTATCACATCAACTGTAGGACTTGCGAGCGGTCTTGCTCTGGCTGGCGCGCGCTATAACGGCGGTCCTGTTTCGGCAGGTAGCATGTATCAGATCGGCGAGAAAGGTAAGCCGGAGATTTACCAGGCCAGCACCGGTAAGCAGTACATGATCCCTGGCGATAACGGGAAGGTCATTAGCAATAAGGATATGAATGGCGGTGGTGGCGTTAATGTACAAATTAACGTGATAAATCAGGTGTCAGGCGTGGATGTTCAGAAGTCAGACGCTTATATGCAGGACGGCAATGCCGTGGTGGATCTGCTGCTGACGGACATGGAGCGCGGCGGGCCGGTATCATCTCAAATGCAGCAGACTTTCGGTCTGAACAGAAAGGCCCAAGGCGCATACTAAATCAACCCGCTCCGGCGGGTTTTTTAATGGAGTAGATAAATGGAAGATAAAAAATTGCTGGCATCCATATCGGTCGACACCAGCGAGGCTCAATCGCAACTTGATAGCCTAATCTCCTTACTTGAGCTTAAATTTGGTTCCCTTCAGTCTGTCCCTGAGCGTATCTACGAGGAAATCCTTGCCGTGGCGAAAGACATCGTTTTTGCTGATAGCCCTTCCGCAGGATGCACAGGACTCGACATTGTCTATGGTGTGCGGTTCGGCGCTAAATATGAATTGCTCACTGCCGCAATCAGGGCAGGAGAGTTTGACTCTGAATTTCTCTGACATATACCCCATCCTTTCTCTGTGTGAAAAACACACAGTAACAGTGGTACACATTTAGCAACATCCTGATATTCGATCAGTGCCGCAGCCGCGGCTTTTTTTATGCCCGGAGGAAACGTGGCAACAGTTTCATACCCGGATATGCTGCCGCTTCCTCAGCGCGCAGATCAGAACATGAAGCAGGATACAGCCTGGCAGACGACGCAGACGGCAGTCGGTCCATTGATAATCACCCCGATCACCACGGACCTTAAGGCGACATGGACGCTGCAGTGGATATTCACGCTGGCCCAGGCCGAGCGGTTTAAGTCGTGGCTGCGCTCGCCGACATACTGCGACCGCGGGCGTAACTGGTTCCAGATGCCGATTGACCTGGGTGATACGCAGGGAGTTCAGCAGCAAACGCTGCATTTCGTCGATATGCCGGTGCAGACCAGCAAAAACGGCAACATTGTCACCTGGACCGCAACGGTCATCAGCAACGGTATCGAGGACATTACTGAGGACTACGACGACTGGATTGTTGAGGCCCAGCCTGGCTACGGATACTGGCTGGATTACCTGATCACCGAAGTGATGCCGAGGGCTGACTGATGCCGACATTGAGAGAGTGGAAGGAGCGGCGGCCGGCAAGCGATATCAAACAGACGGTGGAGTTTTATCATCCTGCGTTTGGATATTACCGGGTGGTCAATAACCTGTTCCGTCCGGCGACGTTTGGCGGGAACTCGTTCGAGCCTGCGCGGTTCAGCGTGACCGAGCCGGCGCAGGACGGGACGGCGGTCATATCCATGACGATCACTTTTGTCGCCGCGACGGAGCACGTGAGGCAGACGCTAAAGAACTGGCGCGGGGCGGCGCGAATGACGCCGATAAAATGCCTGTATCAGCAGTGGGATGCGATCGGTGATGCATCATCCCTGAAAGACTGGACGCTTTACGTGAACGACATTTCAGCCGATGCCAGCAACGTCACTGTGACCGCCGGAAAGACCAATCCGCTGACGCTGGCCAACTCCATCATTTTCACCACGAAAGACTATCCAGGGCTAATAACCGTATGACACAGAGCGACTTTATCGGGCTTGTTAACGGCAAGCCATGGGCTAACCGCGCCTGCAGTTTTGAACAGATGGACTGCTGGGGCCTGGTGGTTCTCTATTACCGGCATGTGCTCGGCCTGGAGCTGCATCACATCGCTGGCTACGAATCGGGCGCGGATTTCATCACCTGCTACGAACAGGAGCGCACCCACTGGCGGCGTGTGCCGGTGGCGGCCACCGGATGCATCGCCGTTTTTTACCGCGGCGACGTGCCGGCGCATATCGGTGTGATGACCAGTCCGGTTAAGTGCCTGCACGCCCGCGGCGAATTTGGTTTCGTACGCTGCGACAGCCCGCTGGCACTTCTTAAGGTTTACAGCAAAGTGGAGTACATGGTGCATGGTTCGATATGAGTTACAGAGGCTTCCCGGCGCGCCGCTGCAGCGGGGAACGGTAGATGCCGGCACCACTTTGATGAGCCTCCTGGATTCTCTTCAGTTGCACCGAGATGTGGTCGTTAAACTGAATGGCCGCGCTCTGCCGGACGACTACGATATCAGTCGGCCACTGAGTGCCGGTGATGTTGTAGCGGTATTCGATCAGCCAGAGGGTGGTGTCGGAAAACTGGTCACAACAATATTGCGCCCGGTCTCGAAAATCCTGTCCGGCGCGCTGAAGGTGTTCGGCCTGTCAAACAAGCCGAGCGCTTCGGTATCGGTGGCGACTGGCGAATCCCCAAATAATGACTTAACCGGCCAGACGAACCGCGCGCGACTCTACAAGGGGCGCCCGAACATTTACGGCCAGTGCCGCGTTTTTCCTGACCTGATTCAGGAAGCACTGTTTGAGTTCGTCGACAATAACAAACAGCTTACGGAATGGTTCGAGGTCGGTTACGGCCGATACACCATCTCCTCGATCCGCTACTCGGAATCGAACCTCGGCAGCCTGGCGGGCGCCAGTTCTGCGATTTATAACCCGGGTGATGTGATCGGCACGATTGAAGTCGGCTATCAGTTCGATGACGTCGATAACGAAACAGTCCCCGGCCTGAACGAAAGCCAGGACTTCCCGGCCCAGACTGCGACCACGACGGCACCGACATCGGTGGCGATCGAAAGTAATCAGCTCAAAGCTGTTGTTCTGTCGAACGACGATAACTTTGCCTACTTTGCAGCACTGGCGGTGCCGCACCCGGTTACGTTCGTCATCAATGCCACATGGAACGACGGCGGCACAAGCGTTACTCGAAACGTCACCGGCGCCGGGAGCATCATCTCCTCGGAGAGCTTTATCGGTGACGATACGCTTTCTTACACGACGTTCTATATTGGCGAACTGTCGGGTGAAATTACGTCGCTGCCGGGCAACGCGGTTATCAACGCGACTCTGTTCACTCTTAATGACCAGACGCCGCTTGTTATCGGACCATCAGTTTCGCCGATCGTCTCGACGCAGGTATGGGTACATGTGCTGGTTCAGCTCGGTGCTACGGCCGGCACAACGCAGTACCGGATTAAATTCTGGATGGTCGATGACGACAACAATCAGGTGCCGGGGACGTCTGAACAGTACGATTATTTCTTCGACAATGATTTCCAGGTGACGACCCGGTATTTCCGCACAACGCATAAATTCACTCCGGCTGCCGGGGCGGGCCGCTATGCGGTGACCATCGAGCGACTCGATAACAGCAACGATGCCAACGTCGTGACGCTGATGGCGATCCACGCGGTGAACGTACGGGAAAACGTCGTTTATCCGGAAGACACGATCGCCAGAATCACGATTAAGGGGTCGAACGACAGCAACTCAAACCGCGAGCAGAAATACAACGCGCTGGCGCAGCGGCATACCATTAGCTACGACCGGACGACCGGCGCGGTCGATTACACGCTGCGGCCGAGTCGTTCTTTTGCCGACGCCATCCTTCACGAATGGGTGGTTGTCGGTAAGCAGGACTTGGCAAGTATTGACGTCGCCGCTCTGTATGCCATTGCCGATTCGTTGCCGGATGCTCAGCTTGGGTATTTCGATTACACCTTCTCAGATGAGAAGCAACCGCTGGGTGAGCGCATAGCGACGATCGCCAATGTGGCCCGCGTTGACGGCAATAACATCGGCGATGTGCTGACGTTCTGGCGTGATGAGAAAGTGACAAATCCCGATGCGGTATTTGCGCGCTCAAACATGTTCTGGGACGAGTACAAAGTCGCCTGGCAAATGTCTCTCCCCGGTGGTTACGACGGCGTGGCGCTGGACTACGTCGACCCGCTGACGAACAAGAAGGCGTACATCTATCTGCAGATCGACAGCGGCGGCATCACTGAGGTTGAGGATGCCACGGTTAACGCGATGCAGATCAGCCTGGACGGCTGCCGAAACTCCACTCAGGCGACTGACCGGGCGTGGCTCGAAGCGAGAAAACTCCTTTACTCGCGCCTGACCATGACGGTGAAAGTGCTGGAAGAAACCCAGGTCGTACGCGGTACGGTGGTTCAGTGTCCTGATATGTACGACAACGCGCAGCAAACAGGCTATATCACCGGGCGCGCCGGGGATGTGTTCTCGACGTCAGAGCGTATCGATTTTTCTCTCGGCGATATGTGGGCGGTGATGACCGATAGTCTGGGAAATTATCGCGGCCGCTGGCGAGCCTATCCGGTAAGCGGCAAGGCCAAGGCATTTCAGGCTGCAGCCGATACCTTCGACCTGAACATTTATGATCGCAGCACGGTGCAAAACCCCAGCCGGTATTTCATCGCTACCGACTCGGAACTTAACTCCACAATCTGGCGCGTAGACAGCGCTAAACCCAACGGTGACGATACTCAAACCCTTTCCCTTACTGAGTATTCAGACTCAATTTATCCGTAATACACAGCAGTAATTACCAACCTTCGCGCACACCATCAGATTCATTTCTGAGGGCTTCGTGCGCCTTTTATATAGGGCGACATGCACAATGGCACAAGTACCACTCCCAACCCCGACTAATAATCCGGTACCCAGCACGGATGTAAGGGATGCAGTTTATGCCGGGGCCATGCTTGATAAAGCGATGACAGGCACTGAATTAACGTATACGGATCGAGAGAATGTTGAGCATGATACCTGGCATGGTATTGAGAGAAAGGCAGATGATGCGCGTCAGCTTTTTTTAGAAAGTGGCGGGGTTTCTGTTTATGCGACTGAGTCAGTTTTGAGGGCATCTCCCCCTGTTGATCAGCATAACCTTGCGGTAGATCGGTCAGCTGGGGATTATTATGCCTGGGACAATGCTGCTATTTCTCTCCAGAGCGAAACCACTGCGTTGCTTGCCAGGATGGCAACCCCGCCAAATGAAATTCAGAAAGCTGCTATCAACCGGCTGTATTATGACCTCAAGCAGGCTGGCATCCTGGCTAAACTCGACGGATTGTGGCTTGGGATCAATACCAGCAGGGCTGATGCGCGTCTGAATATCGTCAGCAGCTCCCTGCCGCTAACTGAAAATGGCACTATCAATTTCAACACATCATCCGGCTGGACATTTTTTGGAGATAGCTGGCTGGATACCGGCTTCAACCCATCTACTGCAGGTGGTCATTATTCGAAAGACAGCGCTTCTTTTGGCGTGATGGTGGCTGGAGCAGATAATTCAGGCGTATTCATGGGCGCTTATGACGGTGCAAATGGACTGACCATGTCCAGGACCGATAACATCCTGAATGCCAGAATTAATAACAACGAATTGCTTACCGGGCAAATATCGCCTTCCGGCACGACTCTTTTTTCAGCATCTCGCCTGAGTAACGTAACAGCGGCGTTGTACTCAGGAAGTAAAGTTGTCGCTGTAAGTGATTCACCGTCGCTGTCTTTGATCAATGCATCTGTAAACATCGGGCGCGCCAGGGCAGAATCTGGATGGTATACGAGCGCCAATATTTGCGCTGCGTTTATTGCTTCCGGGCTGACTGAGTCTGAAATGTTTGCTCTGAACGATGCTGTTCAGCGTTATATCGCTGGGTTCCGTGCTGCAGCGCTGCCTGCAGGCGTCTGGGTTCAGATGCCTTATTCACTGATTAAACCTGCTGACATAGTATCGATATCTTCGGGAGTTGTGGATAAGAAGACGGTCCTGCTGGCCAATGCACTTATTTCATATGACAACTATAGCGAAATAATGAAGCTGTCTGTCACATCTCTTGATGTGCGTGCGATCGACGAATCCACCGGCATTGTGTATGAGCCATCTGTCATTCCCGATACTACCCTGGCAGAGACGACAGCTCTTGTCGCCAGAATGGCTGTAAAGCCCAACTCTGTTCAGCAGCTTGCAATCAATCAGCTGATTTATTTGCTAAAAAATGCTGGAATCTGGGCATCACTTGATGGACTTTGGTTGGGGATCAGCACCAGTTACGCTGATTCGTTACTTAATATTGTTAAGAATGCTTATAACCTGACTACAGATGCTCCGCCAGCATGGAGCCAGTCAGGAGGGTGGACGTTCTCCAGAACGGGACTGACCTACCTTGACACTGGCTATAATCCTGCCCTGGTCGCTGGGAAACTGGCCCTTGAAGATGCTTCTTTTGGCGCTTTGCTCTTCCCTCCTTCAGGGATGGTGGCTACCGGCCATATTATGGGGGCCTTTAACGGGACGGAGGGTATTAGTCTCGCGCCGCGACCTACTTCCGCAACTAACAGCCCTATGGCAGTCAGGTTAAACCAGGCTAATGCTTTTATTGTCGGTGACTACGCTACACAAAATGCTGTTTACGGCGTGTCCCGGATGAATGGCGAGCTTGCCGTGTATCGTGAGGGGTTGCTGCTGGGATCGGCTGCGAGCACAGCAACAAAGTTAACGGATTCGAATATCCTGCTTGGCTGTTCTCAAAAATCATCCAGTTACCACATGTTCGACGGTGCGCTAGCGGCTGCCTGGGTAGGTGCCTCCCTGACAGCGAAACAGATGCAGACACTGACCAATGCAATCAGGCGTTACAACGATGTATTCCGTAACCGCATGTCGGCTTTTGCTGCATGGTGGTCTGCCACCGATCGTCGTCTTTATTCTCAGGACGAAATCATTGCTATCGCCGGTAGCGCGTCAAGTTCATCATCACTTGAACCGCCAGTATCTGATGCAACTATCAGTGCAGATATAGCTCTTTCGCTAAGTGAACACGGACAAACATACCGAGGGGGATACATTGAGATTCAGCCGGATTCATTCATCGGCGGCACCGAGCCCGCCACCGACAGCACAACCGCACTTTGGGGTTTTCCGCAATCCCTGACAGCCTCAGAGCAATCCCGGTTACGAAGCATGATGTTCCCTGGCAACGGATACGGTATTTACTATATTCGGCTGCCGCTGGGATTTGCCTATCGCGGTTTTCGTAATATCGATGCGACGACAGGGCTGGCTAAAAATATCGGTGAACGTTATTCGGGGCAAAATGCTGCGCTGAAACGTCTGATAGCGAATATTGTTGAGGCGGGGGGCGGTCTGGCACCGGAGTACTGGTGTCCTGCACCCTACTGGATGACGAACGGCAAATATGCCGGGACCCCTACATCATATAACCAACCGTGGGCTGGCGGAACATATCCGCGCAGTACAACGCTGGACAGTATCAAGGGCAGCGATCCGACACAATACGCAGCACAAATCGAAGCGCTGTCAGATGCCATGCTGAATGACTTCGAATACCTGCATCAAAATATTGGCCCGGTGCGCATGTATGGGCTGCAGAATGAGCCTCAGTATGGGCATGAGCTGTATGGTGTGTGTAAATACACTGACCGCGTATACAGCGACGTGCTGGCAGCACTGCAACCGAAAATAGCAGCCAGCTCTATTTTGTCGGAGTGGGAAGGCCAGGCAAATACGCCGCTGTTACATGTTTCATCGGATAATGACTGGCATATCGGGCAGACCTATATCGATGCTCACCCTGCAACCATCTGGGGATACAGCCATCACAATATCACTGCCATTGCCACGGATGCCGACTGGCTCAAATCCTCCACATTCCTGACCCTGAAGGGCACAAAGACCAACGTTTTTGTGAATGAAACGGAGTATATGTACCCACAAAACAGCAGTAATGCATGGAAATGCGCGAACAACATGTTGAGGGACCTCCACAACCTGACGTTCGGCGGCGCAGAGGTGGTTATGCCCATTATCCACGTCTGCAAACAGCTGGGTGAAAGCAGCAGCTATACGTCGAATACTGACGGCTACGCGATTATGAAGTGTAACCTGCAGCAGCAGTATGGAATAACTCCGGGACAGGAAGGGAATAAGGACATGCTGGGGTATGGTACATTCGGGGAAAATTCCTGGAACTACAATGCGTACCGGCTCACCGGGGATAATCTGCCTGTGGGAGCAATTCGTGTGGGTGGTCAACCGACGATATCGACAGCGGGAATTGGTGTTGCGGTATTCATGGCGGGAGGAAAGCTAAAAATTTTCCTGGTTAACCGTAATAGTTCTGTTGCAGCAATCAGTGTCACTATTAATGAAGCTAAGACATTCACCGGCAGGCATTACGATCTGACTCATGCAGGGGA